CGGTAACACCGCCTATCATTGCGGTAACACCGCCTATCATTGCGGTAACACCGCCTATCATTGCGGTAACACCGCCTATCATTGCGGTAACACCGCCTATTATTGCGGTAACACCGCCTATCATTGCGGTAACACCGCCTATCATTGCGGTAACACCGCCTATCATTGCGGTAACACCGCCTATCATTGCGGCAGTAGATTGTTCAACAGCATCTTGCGGTAATGACCCAGGTAGGGCCTGCTGCTTCTACTTAAGAGGAGTTTGCCGTGCTTGCTAAAAATAAATTAAAAGATATTTACTATTTTTGTTGTATATGCTATACTAAATATTAAAGTCAAGGAGATATAATGCCTAATAGAAAAATTGCTATGATTAATAACAATAACGTTGTTAGCCAAATTATAGTTTTTGATGAAACAGATATTGCCGAGCAGGGAGTAATTGCTGGGATGCTTTCTGAGCCAAAATGTTTTGAAATAAATCCTAACTCAGAAGCAACAATGGGATGGACTTATATTAACGGAATAGCATATCCCCCAGAAGAAATAGTGGAGATTATATAAATGGTAAAAAAGTTTATTTTAGTTGTAGGGGAAGATGTTGTTACAGAAATGACTATGCCAGATGTAAATAAATTTAGTGGACTAATTGATACTTTATCAAATAACCCCAGGTTTGTTGAAATACCAATAGATTCTGAGATAGATAAGGGCTGGACCTGGGATGGAAATAATTTTTATCCCCCACAAAATTAGATTGGAAATTGATGTCAGACAGCAAAAAATCTTTATGGCAACAATATAAAGAAAATCTAGGTGACACCAGGCCTTGGGATTTGATTAATCCAAATTCTGAATGGGCATCTGAAGAAAAAGCAGACAACAGATTTTCTATTTGCAAAGCATGCCCAGAGCTTATTCAAGCAACAAAGCAATGCAAAAAATGTGGGTGCTTTATGGCAGCAAAAACTAAATTAGAGAAAGCCTTGTGCCCTCTTGGGAAATGGTAATATGTTTAAAGCAAATATAATTCAAGATTTTATTTCAAAAGAAAATTGTGAATATTTAATTAATACTGCAATTGCTTCAGATTTATGGGAAAGCGGCGGTTCCACATTTTGGGATAACCGTGTTATTAATTATCATAAAATTGGCGAATACGATAAAAAGTCTGCATCCATAATGTTAGACGCAAATGTTCGTTGCGGAGAAAGAATTAAAAACTTGTTTAGCGTAGAAGAAATATACTCTGACACATTACAAATAATTAGATGGTTTCCAGGAATGGAACAGCCACCACATGCAGACGACATGAGCAACACCGATATGATAGGATTCGAGCACAGGTCCTTTGGGTCTATTATTTATTTAAACGATAACTATACAGGCGGACACACTTATTATCCAAATTTTGATTTTGAAATTATTCCTAAGTCTGGCGCTTTAGCAATTCATCCAGGGGATCCAGAACACCTTCATGGAGTAACAAAAATTGAAAATGGAATGAGATATACAATTGCTTCGTTTTGGACACAAGAAAAAGAGAAAAGTCATGGCTGGCCAGTATATTAATGATAAGGGTAACGAAGTCCCTGAAAATACAATTGTAGTAATTCCACACGCACTAGACTCGGATGGTTCATACAAAGAAGTTTTGCTTGACTTAAAGGGCAACCCTAAAAGAGAATGGTTTAATTCTCATTTTTACTATTGCTTGCCATTAACTATAGGAAATCAGTATGGCTATGTAATTAAATCTCTTAGAGACTTTACTGCTATTTGGGACGGAACTAATAACAATGCACAAATTAATTTTATTAATAATGACAACGAAGATTTGCAAGTAATTAAAGATGGATTTGGTCAAGGAATTATAACAATACAAAACAAATTTGGATTTAAAACTCCACCAGGAATAAATCTTATGACAATACAGCCACCAAATTGGTTTATACCAGGAACCGCTGCGATGACGGGTGTTATTGAGACGGATCAGATTAGGCGTGATTTTACATTTAATTTAAAAATAACAGTTCCCAATATAGAAATATCTGTAAAAAAAGGTGACCCCCTGGGTGCATTTATTCCAATACCAAGATACTTTGTTGATAGGTTTAGCATAAAGCTTGTGTCAGATATTTTTGATAAAGACTCACACTCCTTAGAATTAAACGAGCTGATGTCTTTAGGCAAAGAAAGAACTACAATAGATTTGGCAAAACCTCACCAGTCTGGCCGCAGATATTTTAACGGTTTGCATACTAATGAAACTGAATACCCCGATCATCAGAAAAGAGTACCAAAATGAAAAATCCAATAGTTATAAACAATTTGTTGTCACAAGAAGAGTTTAAAGAATTGCAAGATTATGTTAAAAATTTAGATAAATCAACATTAGGACATTCTGCTGAATTTAGTAGATACGAATTTGGGGGATCTGAAATATTAGATTCTTTACACAAAAAGCTAATGCCCCTTGCTATGGATTTTTTTGAAAGCCAAACCCTAGTTCCATCATTTAATTTTGGCTCTTGGTACTATGGGCAAGCATCCCTAGAAAAGCATAGAGATGTTGCCCCATGTACTTACAGTATAGATTTATGCGTGTATCAAAATACGCCGTGGGATTTATATGTTGAAGGGGTTCCTTACACACTGCAAGAAAATGAAGCCCTTTTATATTATGGCGAGGGTCAGAAGCACTGGAGAGAAGAGTTTCCAGATTCAGGAAATAATGTTGTTTGTAATGTTTTTTTCTTTTATGTTGAGCCAGACCATTGGTCAATTATTGAGCCTGAAGAAAAACACGATATAATTAGAAGACAGAATGCTATTGAAAGGAATTTATCATGAAAATTGAAAAACACTGCGATGGAAATGTAATAATAGTTGAAGATTTTTTGAGTCAAGAAGAAATTACGCAGCTAGACTCTTTTATGAGAAATTTTGACTATAACAATTTGCAAGAGCACGAATTTAAATATTGGGGAAAACGTTTAATTAATGATTATCAAATGAAATTAAACCCAGGGTATGAAAATGTTATGGATGGCGTTTTACCTACTTTAAATTCTATAATACAAAGAACAACAAACTTTTTAAATGAGCAAGACTATCAAGCCGAGTGGATCCCTTCTCCACATAATTTAATTAAAATGTTTAATGGCTCAAGTAACATGGAGTTTGATGGAGACAAAGAATTAGAAATGTTTATCCACATAGACAATCAAGGACACATGGAAAGCCCAATTATGTGGGGTAGCGTACTTTATCTTAATGATGATTATGAGGGCGGAGAGATTTATTATCCAGATTATGATTACCTGTATAAGCCCAAGGCTGGCTCAATGGCATTGCATAGAGGCAACACCCGTCACGGAGTCAAAAAAGTAATTTCTGGTGAACGTTTTTGTGCAGCCTCTTTAGTTACAATAAAAGGAAATTGGAATAATAATCCTTTGCCAACTAGAACTGATAACGCAGACAACCCTTACCATTATCCAATAGGGTACTGGGGAAAAAGATACAGGCTTGATCCTATTCAAGGAGAAATTAAAAACCTTAGAAGCGACGGATCTACAGCAGAATATAACCCAGATCCTGAATTAGGAAGGGCGGATGGAAATGGTTGATCAATTACTTATAGAAGAAGCAATAAGAGATAGAAAGATACATGTATTTAGAAATGCGTTTCCAGATACCCCTAAATGGGAAACCATGTTAGCAATTATTGCAAAGTATGTATCTAGAGATCTAGAAGAGTTTCCAGACAAGAGTCATTTAAGCACTTCAAATCTAGGAGAAGCGTATCTTAGCTTTCAATTACGATGCAGATTTTGGTCTAGACTCACTTATCAATTATTTGATCCAAAAGATCCACTTGAGTCGGATGTAAAAGAGCTAATCCCCATACTAGACTGGGCTAATGATACTTACGGTAGCCGCCTTGCAAATACATTTTCTCTTGTAAGTTTAATGGCTAATAGAGGACAAGTGGGATTAAAACACAGCGAT